GTGCCTATTGCTATGATACTATATGCTATAGTTTGGACGGGAAACGTTAGGGCGCTTCCTTGGGTGGAGAACTTCCGGAGTACAGTGTACTTAGGAAGTTTCTTGTCCAAGTCCTGGACAATCCACCTCGTGCGTACAGCATGAAAGCCTTGGAGCCAACTAAGGTTGGCTCTAAAGAGTCTTTCAACTGTCCAGCACGAAAGACGGTCAGATGCGCTACTCAAATCAATGGTAGCGTGTAAACCGTCATAGGAAGCTCTAAGTGCGAGGTCCTTGCTATGCTGTTGACTACGAAAGTCAATAGAATGGCTCAGGAGACTACCTCGGAGAAGCTCTTCCAACTTACGTCGGAGAGCTTGCTGCATCCATTGATGCGCAGTAGGTTCAGCGGCAATCAGCCGCGGTCCCTTCTGCGTCTTGGGTACAGCAATCAGGCGACTTGGAGGCTCATGGAGAGAAAACTCACCACGTGCCTTTGCCCGCTCGAATCCCTCTTCCCACAGGTTGAGATTGGCAAAACCAAACTCTTCTAGGGGGAATACACTGTCGAGCTTTCGCGGCCAATTCGGGAACGTATACTTATTACGTATGCGTCCACGAAGGTCGGCCACAGCACCCGGTCCGTGTTTCGGACGAAGGCCTTCCCAAACAAGGAGGCCTAGCTCTGCTGAAAATCTATCAGCAACGCGCTGAATAGATTCCAGCAGGGCGTACGGGGCGTTAAGCACTCTTTGGCCATCAAGGCCAAAGAGGTCTTCATGGTGTCGGTCACCCCCGATGACATCACATAGATGTATATCGGAAGGAGAATTGATACCAATGCTGTCAGAATCCCACGATAACGTGGGCTTCCTACAGTTCGCCTCGATGTCGATGAATTCCTTAACCGCTGCCCTTGTGGCATTGGCAGGACACTCCATATCTAGCTTTTTGGCTGTGTAAAACAGTTGACGAGCCAGGACAATGAAGTGGACATTGACATTCGTCCGAATCTCACCATTACTACTGAAGATCTTCGAGAGTAGCCCCCCAAAAAGATGAGGGATTACACTCCCCTTCCGTGTAGCCATACCGGCTACATGAGAGGGTGTTAGAACTCCGTCTGCCAAGCATCGATCAAAATGCTTGCCAAACGCAGGGAGGTCCACCGTAAAGAACGGTGTTCCTCGCGTCTTCAGTAACTGCAAGAGGTTGGTTAAATCCTTCCTCCAGTAGTAGGTGAGCTCTGGATGGGCCGCCATGCAATCTTGTAAGAGAGCATGGTAGCACTCCCTGAGGGAGATGACGTAGATGTTAGTCATGAGGGCCTCCTTATGGTGGTCGCCATGGTCTACGCCACGTCAGCTCTTCTGGCTTCTGTACACAGCCCAGGGGAAGACTAACCCCCCTAGGCACCGATAAGGACTGGGATCACTATGACTCCCAGTTTGCAACCTTATCGATCATCGCCGCGCTGAGGAATCCGCACATAGCGGACATGAGCTGCTCTACCTTATCGGGATCTGAGTCTTTCTCAAGACGCAGAATCACGGAGGCAGTGTAACTCCTGGCAGGATCCGTAGCCGTAGCGTAGATTCGCCGAGTCAAATCGACCCGGTGAGCCTCCGTGGCTGGGGAACCCTGACGTCCTGCTTCGTTCGTATGCCGAACACGCAATGTCACTTCATGAGTGGCGTCGCGAGTAGAGTAGACGGACGAATAGCCCTGCTCTGTCTTCTTAGTCAGAGTATAGGCAACAGCGTTGATGGTAACGGAAACAGAATCGCCGATCATGGTACCCTCAGAATTGGGCGCATTTACCTGACACGTAAGCTGAACTTTCGATCAGCCCAAATGGCAGCTAAAGCCCCGATGATGGACAGTCTACCGGCATCCAAAAATGGCATGTCGGCAGCGAGACTAGGACCTCCCACTACGCGGTCTTTATATTCCGAGTAGCGGTAGGGTAGGATCGTGGTCGTACCCGGAGGGGTACTGATCAGGAATCGCTTGTGGTCTGTATAAACATGTCGCATATAGCAACATGAAACCAGCTCACAAGGTACCGTATTGCGATTTGCCATGAGGTAATCGCCTACGTTACCGAACCAATCAGCCATCCATGACCACGGTAGGGCTTCCCATACCGTAGACATGGTTAGGTCTAACCCAAGGGTAGACCTAACGGCTAATAGGTGCGCCATTCCGTCGGGAATAGAGGGAACAGTGGGACGCCATCTGGCCGTACCCCACTCGGTCTGTTCAGTTCTCCACTCAGTGGTACCATAAGCGTTACCATTGTAGTAGGTCTGATAGACCTCAGAGCCATAATAGTTTATGGTTGAGTCCTTCTTCCCGCCGACTCTACGTTTCAGACCTCCCTGGCTGTACAGACGTTGGATTTCTTTGGTTCTCTTTGAGACCATTGAGCCAAAATCTAGCAGCTTCTTTAAGTCATCGATAAGCGGGGCCCACCCAAACTTCCAGGCAAGAACGGCTGAGCCGCTTTTGCCAAGTAGGGAGTTACCCGCTAGTCGAATTAACTTAGGGACGTCGCCTAACTCCGCAATGAACACTGGAACATCAACCACCGGTCTACTGGGGTTGGTGAGCGCAGCTATCTTTGTCGGGTTTAGGCGCTGTGGTATGGTATGTGGGATAATACGTGTCGGTCTATCATAGAACGGCACATCTACCCACCGGAACGCGGGATGCCAACCGGTAACACCGGAAAACGAACCAGGCGTTATGCCTGACCGTATCACGGAGAAACCGTTGTCACGCCCGCGACCGTTCGTCTCAGTCGCCACGAATTCTTCCATAGTATGGACGATCGTGTATGGGCCTTGGTATGGTTGATCATACAACAATGTATGACCTTGCGTACCAGAGCCCGACGTCCGAGAGCGATTTACCCAAGCCACGCTGAAATATACTCCTAGAGGGACCTTAATTGGAGGATCGAT